ATTTTAAATCAACAGATTCCTCAACCTTTCCATATTCGAGGTCTGGAGGTACATTTGCAACGTCTAAATCGTTGTAGAAGCATTGACTAAATGCAGATAAGACAATATTATCTGTAGAATAATCCGAATCTGGATAGAATTCCAATTCTAAGTTAGATCCAGAATTGTTTCCACCAAATGTTCCTATACCTAAGGCACTATCAGAAGGAGAATCACCACTTATACTCAGTAATGCTGATTGCTGAACATAAACATCGCTACTATCTTGTATCATCATTACCTGATGAAGAGCCTTAGTAGAACCAATACTTACTTCTACCAAAGATTTTACGGAGTTGAATAATGTTTTGTCTATCGATACAATACTAGTTGTTCCAACACCGACAGTAAAGTCAGATTGATACAGTACGGTTCTTTCAGAACCTGCAGGTTGTCTGCTTAACTTAAATCTATAGGGGGTTCCAACACCAGTTGACGTTGTGCCAAAACCAACAACCTTTGCTCTATATGTATTATTATATGATGATGTGTTTGTGTAGTTCAGAGAAACAACACCCGAAGAAAGATCTGCTCCAAACGTACCTATAAAATTATTAGAGAGAGGTGTATCGCTTTCTGAGTCAAAGTAATATTCTGAAAGATAGGTATTAGTGCCATCAGTTCCTACATACAACTCTACAAAGTTTATATCGTTTGTAGTATCATTGATTATCTCAACATTTGCATATAGAGATTCAAATTCGCTTACGCTAAACGATGCTATGCTGGTAGTCACTCCAGAAGTTGTAACTCCAGTAGAACTTACAAGATTTGTAAATCCAATAGAAGTTGTTCCTACTCCTGCTGCAGAAGATGTAAATGTGTTTCTTACGATTTTCAGATCATAGTCTGTATCATATGCATCAACAGGAATAAATCTCAAATAACTGTCATTAAATGCATCAACTACTATAGAAACACTTCCATATTGTTCGCCAATTTCATGTGCAGTACCAACACCAACGTTGACTAAACTTCCTTTCTCTACCAAATAATTATTACTTCCATCATTTAGTAAAACGACTTCGGTAAATTGAATTTCGCTATTATCGCTATTTGTAATTCTAATTAAGAAATTATCATAGGTAATTGAAGGATCTAATTTAATAAGATTTAAATATGTGCTAGGATCATCTTCAAAATATGAAAACTGACTACTAATATCGTCTATTGGTAAGACATCATTTCCAATATTTTTTGTATAGTCTGTTAACTTGGTATTCAGTAATTTTAGATACTTGGAATTTCCTGTGGTTGGGTTGATATCAATGTCTTGAGCGAAATCAAAATCATAAATTGTATCAACTCTAAGATCATCTACAAAGTCTCTGATAACAGTGCTTCCATCGATTCCGTTAAATGTTTCTGATGCGTATGCATCAGAAGTGGAAGTAATTCCAGTATCAGCAAAATCTTTCAAACCGCTAGTGTGTAAAATTGGTTTGATTTTTGACTCTACTTCCTTATATTCTTTGCTACTCTTTATAGAATATGAAAGATTTTGATAGTAATCATTATCAGGAACAACCTGAGTATCAGAATTTAGTTTACCAATCTCATCAGACCATCCTATATTTTTTGAAATAGAATAGGATACTCTAAAGACTCCAGAATTAACTTCTATTTCATTAATAGTTGCTACAGTTCCAGAATTTCTTCCGGTTATAACTTCATTTAGACTTAATTCATATGTTCCAGAAACTTTCAATATTGTACCTTCATAGTCAGAGACAAACAAATCTCTTGCGGTGTTATCTGAAACAAGTTGCTCTCCAATATTGAATTGAAGTCTAGTTTGTGTAACTTCAAAAGTTGGATAATCATCTTCATGGATCAAAGAACCATAACCATCTTGTATTGTTTTGGCAATACCAGTGTTAGTGGTCAGTCCACCATTAGAAACATCAGATAAGTCAAATACAACTTTATGATATGGAGATGCTTCAATGTAACTATCGACAATAAACAATTTATATCCATAATCTTCAGAATTAAATCCAGAACCAGTGGAACTAAACTTCTGTATACCTTCAACGAATACCGCATCTCCAGAGGCAAACGGGAAAGTTGTAAACCCTGATGTGGGTACGGTTATTGCACAAGTGAATATACCAGTAGAACTGGACTCTACTCTTTGAATACTAATTCCATTTGTATTGTTGATGGTCAATAATCTAACAGAATCTTCTGGAAGACCTTTTGGATTTTCTTCTATTGTTACCGACTGAATTGATTCTCCGATTAAATTTGCCGTTAAAAGTCCAGATTCAATTTTTTCATTGGTATCTGGATTTACAATTATAATGTCTGGTGCTTGAGTATATCCTCTTCCGCGATTATTGACTGATACAGATTCTAAAGTATTTGAATTCTTTGTAACAATATTTGGAGATATGTAAGCAGTTGGATTTAGAGTAGGATCAAAGGAGTACTCAAACTCTTCATTTTTGATTCTTGATTGTTTTACATTGCCAATTTGATTGGATTTGGCAAGTATATAAGCATCTTTACCATTTTTTGTAGTAATATCATCTACAACTGGAAGATTTTTATATCCATATCCATTAGAAACGATTTTGAGTTTACTAATTCCACCACTTGCAGTCGTAGATGATGTTGTATATTTCAACTCATCGCAATCACTTTGAGCATATGATGTATCTTCAGGAACTTTATTGAGAACTAAATCAAATGATGTTGTTGCCACTCCAACAACACTATATTTTCTATTATATACACTATCGATGAAAGATATTTCCGAATAGTCTTTTACATCCGTGTCTGCGGTGCTAATATATCCAGATTTTTCCAAATTGTAGTATAGTTTTTCTGGTATGTTAACACTGTGATTGATCGTTAAGGATGCATCAGTCGATACACCAATAGTTCCAACACCACTTATATTAAATGTGGATGTTGATCCAGTAGAAACAAATTCATCCTTAAACTGATTATCTCTGTAAATTTTGAATTTATATCCAGATAAAGAAGAATCGCTTAAATCAAATACTAAGTTGTTATTCTTTACAGGTTCTAATTTTGGATTGATTGGGGATATTGTCTGAGAAATGCCACCTGTTCCCGCAATACTTACCACTGTTGGTGGAATGGTTAGAGAATCTGTGTATGTCTCTGAGAGTTTGATAGTATTAGAATCAACCTTGAAAACATAGTAATGACCAGTGCTTAATCCAGATGCAACACTATCGGAAGAATAATAAATTTTATCTCCAGTGTTTAATTCATGATTATTGAGAGTAATTGAATTGTTGTTTGTATTAATTCCTGTGGAATTGAAACCTATGGGGTTGATTAATAAGTTTCCTGTTGTTGTGTTTCTTGCAATTCTTACTGCTGTAGATGTTCCGATTCCTACAGAAAGATTTGGTTTTACTACCAATTCTACTGTATCATTTACAGACATCTGATGAGAAGTAGATACAGATACAGTAGTCTTTATCTTTTCAACTTTTCCAAGTACTTGTGTATATGATGATTCAAAGGAATACAAGTCGCTGTTAGATCCACCACTATGGTAGAATAACTCTTCAGAATTTAAACTAGTTTTTAGACCAATCAGATTTGAACCTTTGTTAATAATGAAGAGTGTGGATGGTAGAGTGCTGACATTTACGCCATCTGTAGAAATAGAAACATTTGTTCCATTAGCAGTGTATGTAACTTGTTGATTATTATTAAATGGGTGATTTTCAATGTAAATTGACTTGGTAGGTATACTTCTTTGTACGCCAATCTTGTCTCCAAAATCAAATGTTGCCAAGTAAGAGTTGCCTGGAGTTGTTCCAAATCCTACAGATTCTGTTGGATTGAAGAAAATTTTATCATTTACCTTAGAATCAAAAAAGTCAACAGTGCTGTCAATAGTAAATGAATCTGGTGTAAACGACAGTGCAGAATTAGCATCATGTGATGTTCCAGTTACACCTCTTTCTACTCTAATGATATTTTGGTTTCTGAAGAGTTCTAAAACTCTCAGGGTTTCTGTTCCTACTCCAACGCTACTTCCAACAGAAATATTTTCGGGAATTCTGGAAACATAAATCTCAGTTCCACCAATACTTGCAGTTGAAGGAATAGTAGAAATAGCAACTGAATTTTTAGTATCAACTTTTATCTTGTGTGTCCCATTAAGAGTGGAGAGGTTGGTTGAAAAACCAGAAATAGTTACATAATCACCATCATTTAGATCATGATTTGGCAAAATTGATACTTTTACTTTTTTGCCATTGTCCCACGTAAATATAGAATTTTCATAAGCGGTTACTGTCGTGTTTACTTCAGTAATATTTTTACCTTCAACAAAAGAGACAGTAGCATATGCTCCACCACCACTAGTTCCATTATTGTTGAAATCTAAAATATCATTGACCTTGTAATTTGATCCAGAGTTTTTAATGTCAAATCTTTCTACTCCTCCACGAGTAACAGATTCAATAATTATTTGCTGTTGAGTAATATCATCTATTTCGGAGATGAAGTCATACTTAGCATTCTTATCTGCTACCTTATATGGCAAAGTGTTGCGAAGTAGATTTGAATTTGAAAAATCGAAAGACTGATTTAATGTTGTATTTTCATCTAGTGGTTTAGATCTGTAATCATTGCCAATAAAGTATGGGAATGATGGATCTCCCGATGAATTTATAGATGCAAAGTACGCATAAACACCGTTTGGAAATTCTGGAGTTTTGCAGAATCTACCGTTGTATCTGTCTAAAGTACCAGAATTTGTAAATTTGTAGTCTTCTACAAAGAAACCAGAAGAGAATCCAGAAGGTCTATCGGTGTAAGAAGTATCTAAAACATATCCCGATGACATTCGAGTTATTGATGATGATGAATTTTTAGGATCAGAATATCCAAAAGGTCCATAAATTGGATTTCCATCATAAGCCCATCCAATTATTCCTGATATATTTCCACTATTTTCTCCAAAGGAGTCTCTTAGATCTTCAAAATATGCAGAAACAGTATACTTTATCTTATTGTCTGACTCTAGTAAAACTTCATTTCCAAATTTAATATTATTATTTACTGTCAACTCTCTAATTTTTGGACTCAGAAGAGCATTGATACCTGCAGATCTTACAGAAATAGATGTAGATGTGCTTGAATAACCAATTCCAGCGTTTATAATTTTAACATCAGTTATTTTGCCACCAGAAATTACTGGTCTAAGTTTTGCTCCAGATCCAGAACCAGAAGAATCTGTGACAATCAAATCTGGAGATGAATAATATTCGTCCCCACTATATTGAATATTTACAGAAATAATCTGACCATTTGATATATTTGGAATTATGGAAGCATTCTTTCCATTTTTAATTGTTATAGTAGGATTGTTTTGATAATTTAATACTGTAGAACCATATCCAGTTCCTTGCTCATAAAGATATACATCTTGAATAGTTCCTCTTACGACTGGAGTTGCTACGATCTCTTGATAGGATTGAGTTCCAGTACTAAAACCAACTGGATTATATTTTACTGAAACTGAAATAGATGGATACGCAAAATATTGATATCCAGATCCAGTATTTGAGAATTTGACATAATCTTTTCTATCAAATTCTGAGGTATCTGTTCCGGCAATACCAGCATTACATAATCTGAAAGAATCATCATTGATCTTTAAGATGTAATACTGATTAGATGTTGAAAGACCGGAAATAGCACTGGTTTGGAAGTCATATGTAACTAATTCGCCAGTATTAAATCCATGATTGGTAAAATTGACAGAATCGCTAACTGTTGATATTCCAGAACCTTTTACAATGAGTTTTCTATTAGTATAACCACTTCCACCATCTATTACTTTAATTTCAGAAATAGTATTTTTCGGTACAATTGTACTAAACTTATGTACTCCTTGAGTTCCAGTTGAAAATCCTATTACATTTGTATTGTTTGTGTAGTCTAATAAAGACTTAAACAAACTGACTGTAGTATTGTTCTCAATTTTTACAAAGTATGATGTGTTAGTAATAAGAGTCGAAGAACCAGATCCAATTACAACTTGAGAATTTCCATTTGAATTGTATACTACTTGATCTCCATTATTTAAATTGTGATCAGTTAAGAACGAAATTCTGTTTCCAGTTGTGCTTATTCCACCACCATTTGCTGCAGTTCTACCATCAAATAGTATATCTCTAACTCTTTTGCTAACAACAGGTTCTAGTACAGCACCAGATCCATTTCCACCTACAATGTCAACAGAAACAACTTTTTCAATATCATAATCTTGAGAATCTATGTAAACTTCTTTAATTGATCCACCAATAGCAGGTTGTGCCAAAGCATTTGAGGAACCCGAAGAAATTGTCAGTGTGGGAAGGTTAATTACATCATAATCTTCTCCGCCATTCAATACATCAATAGATTGTAATGGTCCATAGTAAATTTTATCCAGAGACTTATAGTTACTAATTTCAACTCCATTGATTAACATTCCAGTTGTTCCAGAAATTGTCTCTTCTCCTGGACTTTCTATCTTTGCTTGAAGAGGAAACTTTTTAAGTACCTTTTGTACTCCAATTTCTCCAGATCTATGCGAATATAAAGTAAAAGTCTGAGTATCAAATCCAGATTCTGGTACGCTGAATTTTAAGAAACTAGAACCATCGATAAAAGATCTTGAAGAATAAAGTCTTATTCTTTTATTATTAGATGGAAGTACCTCAACGTAGTAACTACCAGTTTCTAGACCAACCAGTGGTGTTGAATTTGGTTGATAATATATTCTATCGCCAGTTAAAAATGGAGCGTTATTAGAAAAACCTATGGTTCCATAATTTCCATCAGAATCGGAATCAAAGAGATCATTTTGTGAAGATAGAGTAGCACTTTTAATATTACTCGTTACATTATATCTGTACGTGTGAGTAAATCCAGAAATTGCGGAGGATGGTAATGAATTTGATGCAACATATGCAAAGTCATCTTTGTCGCTATAAAGATTCTGTACATCTGAAGTAATTAAATCATTTCCATATTCAATTGGAACAGCAGAACTACTTGCAGTATTAATCTTTCTTCTTATATCATATTCTTTACTAGAATCTACTGTAAAAGAACCTTCTAATCTTATCGTATTACTAGAAATAATTTCTGCAATATGTGGATTATCACTTTCTGTTGCTAAAATCTCAGTATCTCTTTCTAATAGCTCAACTCTATCGCCAACTTTTAAACTAGATCTATCAATATTGCTAGACAAGACATAGTTAGAACCAATTTCTGATACCTGATATCTTGCAGCAGTATTATAAATCCAAGAATTTGCAAATGTTTGTTTGTATGTTTTATTTTGTTGTGGATTCTTAATTAAATCGCCAACATTTTTGATGGTTATAATATCGTTTTCAGAAACATTGATGTCTTCTGAAGTTGGTACAAAACTTGATAATACTCCAAGAATTCTAAATTCTACTTTTTTAGTGATATCACCATTTTCATATCCAAAATATATTTCATTATTTCTGATCAGTGCGTTCTTCCCTATGCTTTCACTGATACCAGAGCATCCCAAGAATTGATTGATTGACTTACTGGTATAAGTAACGGTGTTATTTCCACATACAAAAGTTCCACTATCAGGGAATCCTATGGTAGAATCGACGGTAATTACTGATGAAGATGTAGATGCCGTATTAGTTGTTTTTGTATTTGGAGTAATTGTAAAATTACCCTCAATCGCAGGAAATTCATCATTTCCAACAAACAAAGAAATTTTATAATACTGTTGAGAGTTTCTATTAAAAGTTTCTATTGAAGATACAGATGCACTAGTAGATTCATCTGTGGATTTTTTTATAGTCTGACCTACAAGATTGAGAGGATTATCCCCAGAAATCGACTCTGCAATTACTACTTCTTGCTTTACATATTCTGCAGAAGATGGTTTAATCAGATATTGTTCTAAATTTATAATTTTTGGAGTTTCATTATAAAGAACATTAAATAGAATTCTGAACGATTCGTCCGTTCCTTTTGCTTTGTAGAAACAATTTGCTTCGCTTAGAAAATTTCCAACATCCAGACTTGTTGTAAAATCAGTCTTTTCTAAACCTGGTGCAATAGTATATTTTAATTTTTGATAAAATTCTTTTAAAAACAGAGAACTTAAATTCTGTACACTAGCACCAGAAGAGTGTTCTGCCGCAGAGGAGGTGGAAAATGTAAGTTCTTCCTGATTTAAATCTTGATGGTAATCGGTAATACCACTAAATCCACGAACACACCCTGTAAATGTTGTTCCAGATATTCCAGTATAGGTGATAATTTCATCACCAATTTTCAAAAGACCATACTTATTTGGGAAACCTTTGACACTTGATACAGAAATGCTAGTTGCACTTGAACTAATGTTGGAAGACAGCGTAGTGCTATCAACAACTACTTCTGGTACAAGATTTTCTAACTTTAAGTATTGATCAAGGTTTTCCGCAATGTCTATCGGACCACCTTGATATTCTTGAGATATGTAATATTGCTTTAAAAACTCGGAGGCATTTGGATTTTCATCCAATATAAAACTTGGAAGTTGGCTCTCAATAATCTGCTGAACCTTAACTCTAGATTCAAAACCAGTCTGTATCATATTAGTTTCTTGCTAAATTCCCGTTTGAGTAACTTGATGTATAGTAATCTCTAGTAAACACATTTCCTGTTATTTCATCACCAGAAGCGATTACATCCCTTACCATATTTATTGTACTTTTAGAAATATCAAAGGACAAATATAAGTCTTTCAATCCAATGACATCATTGGATTCTGGGAATGCTTGAATTTCTATAATGCCACCAGAAATAGATGTTTCTGTAATGTTTATTGTTCCTATAGTAATCTCTCCTTTAACGTAGTCAACTTTTCCAACGTCTTTGGCAACAACGATACTATTGCCACTAGAATCGATTTTAACTATCGAAAGAACACCTGTCTTTGCGGAGATTTGTCTTGGTCTAGTAAGAAAAACTTGGCTGGCAGCAGTGGCACTTGTAATAGCACTGTTACCAGTAGTAATGGTAGGAGTATCTGTCAAGTATACTGTAGAAGACTCTCCAGAAATTTTAAATCCAGTAGACTTGATATTAAGTCCTGATGGGTTCACATGGAACTTATTACCAAAACACAATTCATACTGTGCAAATTGATTTAAAGATGCCTTCAAATCTCTTCTAATTCTGACTTTAGTAATATTAGAAGTAATTGCAGAATCTGTGGTATCAATTACCTGCAGGACTTTACTGTACTTAAATCTACCTCCAAACTTATTCAGATCTAGTGATTTAGAATATTTGGTTATACTATTCAATACATTAGTCTTCAGAGAGTCTGCACTAGAAACTTGAGTGCTGTTGTAGTATACCGATGAATCAATTTCAACATAAAGAGATTTGAGATCAATGATCTTTGGATTAATTCCAGAAACTGTATATTGTTTTAACTGACTTAAAATTCTTGACTTATTAAAATCAGAAACAAAACTTCCATTTTTTGGTTTGATGCTCAATATGACATTTCCATATTCTGGTGGATCCAATTCTTCTCCGCCAACAACGGCAACAGATTCTGTTTCTGGATATATTCTTTTTATAATTGCCTCATAATCTCTAGATGTAACTGCTCTATTCTGCGCCGAATAGACTCTTGGAGCATAGTATTTGATTGAATCTATTGGTTCTATACTAGATCCGTTTTGAGATGCCTGGTTGGTCGTTATAGTAACGTTTCCTGAATCAATTAATATATTGGAGGCAGTAACAATACTTCCAGAGAAGGAGAAAACACTGGCACCATTACCTTCTTCTCCATCTGTAATAATATAGTTGGCAGTAACTACGGTTCCATCTCCACCAACATAATCTCCAAGTTTCTTTCCAATAATTCCATCACCAAACTTTATTTCATATTTCTCATCTTGGACTTCCTGTAGAATGTAAATTCTAGAATCTGATGTTGTTCCTAAAATATTATCAATCGCACCGTACTCAATTCCTAATCCACTCTCCGAAGTTTTTCTAACATAAACTGATAATGTAGAAGTATCGATATAAGAATTATTAAGAATAAATCTCTGATCAAGAGATCCATCATAATCAAATCTCTTTGTCAGATATGTTCCTTGATAGACAGAAATATTATCGAAGGATGCCACGCCATTAACAACGGTGGCAGTGATGTTTTCTGGTATTGAGAAAGTATATGTCGTATCATTTGCGGTCCCTACACACACCAGACCCCTCTGTAAGGTTAGTGTAGGAGTATCTTCGGTAGTTGATACTGTAAAGGATATCGTTGCCCTTGCTGCCGTTCTTGAGCGTGGTACATATCCTATATTTCTTGCAAGAGAAACAACATTTTCTCGAAGAGTTGCCGAATCCAAGAAGGACTCATTAACAATCATGTTCGAGTTAAATGCCGTAATATAAGTATTATATGCTAACGTATCAATTAAGACAGAAAAATTTGATCCTTCAAAATCAAAGTCGCTAAATGTTGAATTAGCGCGAAGATAATCTTTGATTGAAGTCTTTATCTGATCAAAATCTAAATTCGTAAATTTTGTAAAGGGCATCTTATCTTGCTGCCTCTAATAGGAACGTATACTCTTGTGTCGGAAACTCTTGCCCAATAATGTCAAAAATAACAGTCACATTAAATGAATTTTGGTCTGGTTGAGGATCCACTTCAACAACTACATTATCAACTCTTGGTTCAAAGTTTTCTATTGCAACCAAAATCTGACTCTGTATAACAGATGCAGTACCAAAATCCACAAATTCAAACAGACTATCCCTTACATCAGATCCTAACAATGAGTTGAAAAATCTTTCAGTGGGGATGGTCTCAACAATATTTCTTACGGATCTACGAATCGCGTTCTCATTTTTTAATATTTGAAGATCCTTTGTCACTGGATGTGGAACAAAGGATAAACTGATGTCTTTAAATGATCTGGATACCCTTTGTTCTGCCATTAGTATAGAGTTTTCTTGATTTTATTTATATTTACTCATGCCATCTTTCAACAAAATCATCAAAACCATGAGCACCACCACATTGACGCTCTAAACGATCGTCTGGAATTGGATAGAGTTCCTCATTTTGAGTAATTTTTCTCTGTTTTGATGCTTTTCTAAGATATTTTTCACTTTCTACTTCTGTAATAAGGGTCATTCCTTGTTCAATGAACAGTTCTCCCTTATCAACCTGGTGATGATTTCCCATTTTAGCTCCTGATTCGTTAAAATCAGAACTTTTAGAGGGGTTGCTATCCCTTAACGCTATTTATTTTCACGTTCTTGAGCGGTTTTCCAGTGATATTCATCCTCATCACCCATACCAAGACGATCATAACCACATTCTACCTGATAATATTGAGTCGAAACCTTGAAATCAGGCATTTTTGGTTCGACAGGTGTCAGACTATTGTCAAAAATACGTAATCTATTATTTGGATACAGTGCATATTGACCATTTTCAAGTTCAATGAGGTTATGAGACTTGTGTTCGGCAGGATTTTCACTCGTTGCCCAGTCTACCATGTCAGGATCACGGTGATAATTGTCAATTGTACAGACATAAGTGCCTTTTTGAATGCCAAAGTCCCGTGTATAGCACTCAAAATCCATACTACCGATGAATTTCTTGTCAATACTCACCACACCATAGTCCATACAGTTCCAAAACTGTAGGTTTGGTAGGTTCATATCAGGATCAGGTGTTTTTGGCGACGAGACAAACGCGCTAATCGGCAGTTTATCATACATTGCCGCATATTCTGGTAAATATGTCTCAAAATAAAAAGCGCGTCCAGGAATCGACTTTGCCGAAACCCAAACGCCCTTAACAAATTCACCGTGTCCACTCTGATGATCTGTAAGATATTCCTTACGAACCCATACTTCTACTGATGGGAGGTTGGTGATGAGACAACTCATGAGATTTTATTGACTGTCTTATTTAACCTTTACCTTGACCACGGTACTTCTTCTTTGCTTTATTGCGAGAAGACGCGGCATACTTGGTATTCACACCTTTTCCTTGACGAGTTTTTTTCGGAGCACCCTCCACATAACCGCCACCTTTACGCATTGCCATTGTTTAATCTCCTAATAATTTCAGTTTCAAGATCTTCAGGTCTTGGAGAACCGGTCTGATAATACTCTATCGACAGGTCCTCCATAATATCGAAATATTCCTCCTGTGTCAAGTTGGAATACAATTTACGTCCTTTACAAAAAATATTGTAAAATTCGTCAGCCATGTCAAATCACTCTTGATTTTTCGTGCCCGACTCTGATACGAGGATCGCACCAAATTTCAAAACCTGCTTCCTTTGCATCCAGACAGAACGATACATCCTCTCCACACATATCCTGTACTGCACCAGAATCAAAAACTTGCATCTTAGGAGCAAACCATGGATACTTCATATCAGGATGCTCAAAAACTCCGTGTTTAATCATGATCCATCCAAATCCTGCATAGTCAACAGTAAATGGTTCCTTACGCTTCTGAATACTTTCCAGTGTTTCGTGGTTCATGACACCACCATTGTTCTTGAAGTCATCTTCATCTAACCAGTGTGCAACACTTGTGGTACGACCGTCTTCGGTACAATACCATCCACTTGCAATGTCCTTGTCCATCAGAATTAACTGATAGAACTTCTCAGTATTGAAAACAATATCACTATCAATCCATAACTGATAATCATAGTTTAAACGACCGTCCCAGGGAATCTGATCGGGTCCTCTCAGTACATTCGCACCCAAACACTTACAACGTGCAAAGTTCACCATGGAACTATAATCTTGAGAAATCTGAATGCTTGCTCCTGCTTGCACAATATCAAAACACAATTGCACAAAATGTTTCAGATATGTATATGAAACACCTCTCCCAGGAAGACAAAAGACGATCGATTTACCTTTGATCATCTCCTTTGCTTTCTCATAGTCCCACTCTGCAGTGCTTTGCGACGGTGTGGGTGCCTTTGCCTTTACGGTAAATCCTTTAGCCATAATAGAGTGTAATTACTTCAGTATCATACAGTATTATCTATGTAACGTCAATCTCCCTTGACTTCCGTTATCACAATGCAGTCTCCCTCAACCTCCATATTTACTTGTGTGCCTTCGTACCATCCAAAATCATTTAGTACCCACTCTGGCAAGTTTATATAATACTCGCCAGTCACTGTATCGACCTCTACAGTCGTAAAATTTTCCTCCGGATTTTTTTGCATCTCTTCGAACTCTACCATTGTTTTTATATAGCGAAAAAAATTTTTATAATGAGAGGAATTTATAGATGCCTTCCGTAACACTTTGTAGGTTAGGGTAGTTAGGCGTTTTTATATACACGGCGGGCACCGCCCCCGAAGGGGGGCACCCGGGAACTGCTGATCCACGAACGAATCAGAACCCGAAGCGGTCTGCATCCAGGGCACGGCAGACAGAAGCAACCTGCTGGTCAACCTGCCACTCGGTGTCGGTGGCGAACTCCGTGTCCAGGGTGCGGATACGGGAGACCTTCATCCAGACGGAGGAAGCAGAGTGGGTTGCCTCAGGGAACTGGCGGAAGTAGGCGGAGCGGGTTGCCTGCATGTCGGCACCCGATGCCAGGTAGGTCTGAACCAAGAAGACGACCTCTGCATCGGAGTAGAGTTCGCGGGTGGGTGCCTTAGCGGCGGCAAGTGCTGCCTCCATCAGTTGGCGTCCCTTCTTAAAGAGGAGACGCTCAGGGCGGTCCAGGTTGGTCAGACCAAACCCATCAACGTAGGCAACGTTCTCCTGGTAGAACTCCAGGGCGGCGGCGTCGGCAGAGGTCAGGGCAGCGATGGTCATGAGTCGGTGTCTGTCGGTTGCTTTGGTATTGTAGCACGAATCAGGCGACGGCAAGGCGGCGGACCTGCCGCTCAATCTGCCTCAGGGCATTGCCGTCTGATGGGGTGCTGCTGGTGGTGATGGTCTGTCCTGCTTCGTTGCGCCAGATGAGGTGCTTGGATTGCCGATGGATGGAGAACCCATGGCGGGACATAATCAGGCGGAGTTCCTTTCGTGGGGACATGGCGTCCGTTGCGTTGACCCCCATATCCTACAGCATCGGGCGGCAGGATATGGGGCCAGTCACAAAACTTCAGAAAGCGATCGGGTCGGCAGTCGGAGCAGAGATGGCAGCATAATGGGCGGCAGTCTCTTCGATGCCCTGAGTTTCCAGATCGGTGGCGATGGTGTCCAGGATTGCCAGCAGTTGGGTTCCGTCAGCGGCACGGTTCAGGAGAGCGGTAGCAAGGTCGCGGGTCATGGTAGGATGTTGGTTTGGTTTGGAAAGGGGGGCGATGGTCAGAGGTCTGCCATCATCTCATTCATCTCCTGGGCGTCGATGGCGGCGTTGTCCCATGCCACACCGTCACCAGTGCCAGCGGGGAAACGACCGATCATGCCATTCAACATGCAACGTTGGAATTTCTCCCAAGGGGTATCCCAAGAGTCACAGAACGCAACACATGCCTTTGCGGTGTTGTAAAGAAATTCATCGTTGCCGATCCAGAGGGCGGCGTTCCAGGTTTCGTAGTTGGCGTAACCGTTCATGATCTTGGTTCGTTTGGTATGTGAGAATTCTAGTCGGTCTGCCGCTCAGTCGCGGTCGCTGATGTGCCAGTAACCGAATTGGCTGGTCTCAGGTGCAGGGGTCAGGATCTCATCCCCAGAGGCGACCTCAGCGCGCATGGCAGCCCAACGGCGTTGTTGCTGGATCACAAATTCAGTGTAG